GCTAAGTCCAGCGTGCCGCCCGATTCATTCTGGAAGCGGACTGAAACTGTGTCTGCCGCTGAAACATAGGCGGTAACAGTCATGCCAGCCACATCAACGCCATGTGCAGCAATGGCAAAATCGCCAAGCACTGCCCCGGTTACCGTCACTGTTGAAGTTGCTCCAGCACCATCAACCAGGCTGGCAACGTCCACTGTTCCACTACCTTTCAGATGACCAATCAGCCCGGCAATAAAGTCTACTTTGCCAAATGATGCCTCCGGAAGAACGCGACAGCGCAATGTGGTTGATGCCAGATCGATAGTGCCGCCTGATTCGTTTTGAATCCGGACTGAAACTGTATCAGTCGCAGAGACGTACCAAGTTGCAGTAATGCCCTGGAGATCCAGCCCAAAAGAGCCAAGCACATAATCGCCCAAGGCAGCACCGCGAACGGTGATCGTTGCTGTTGCGCCTGCTGCATCGACCAATGAGGCAGTGTCATATGTAGCAGCGCCGACGAGCATGCCGATTTTTGATGTATCAGATGAATTTGGCAGAACTGCAACTTTAAGCGTTGCAGATGCCAGATCCAGAGTGCCGCCGGATTCGTTTTGGAAGCGAACAGATACGGTATCAGCGGCAGAGACATATCCAGTCAAGGTGATGCTCTGCAGATCAACCCCAAGCGATACTGCAACAACAAAATCGCCAAGAACAGCCCCGGTTACAACAACAGTCGTCGTTACACCTGCACCATCGACCAATGAAGCAGCATCATAAGTCGCAGATCCGGTCAAGACCCCCAGACTTTTTGAGCGAAGAGCCTGCAAATCTGCCAGAGCAGCATTAAACAGTGGGCGCATTGCCGCAGCGTCCCTGTGATTCGCCAGCGAATTCGTCCTTTTTGCAATTGATTCAGTCATTTTTTATACTCCTTTGCAAGCGGGTGCGCATAGTCCCCTATGCACCGTCCGCCAGCAGTTTTTACTGGATAATGAGCATTAGCTCAACAAAGGTGTGCCCGCTTCCACCACTGCCAGGCGACCCTGGTTCTGGATGATGGCAGCGTAATACCATTTGGCACCAACATAACCACGCTGGCCACCCGGATCAGACTTGTCACGCTGAGAAGGTGGCAAATACCAGGCATCCCAATTCTCGACACCGCCCAGATGGGTCTGGCCGACTGATTCATCGGCCATCATGATCATCGGGTAGACATCAATCAGCGAACCTGTGGTACTGGTCATGCCCGTTGCACCAATCGCCGCACCAGCATCCGGATAACCGGCCAGTTCAGGCGACAACACAAAGCGGAAACGTTCGCACGAACCGATTTCCATATCATGGATAGGCTTGCGTTGGGCGTAATTGGCAATGTCCTTGAAGTTGGGCAAATCGCGGATAGCCGGTTCCAGATCAGTATGGCAAAACACCACAAATGCCGCTTCAATCGGTGCCGTCGCAAAATTGGTGGAAGGCACCAGCACCTGCGTGATCGGCATGGCATGGTTGGCCAGCAAGGTCTTGGCCACTTTGCGCAGCATGTTGATGGTGACGGTGTTGGATACCGTGGCGCGAGATGTGCCACCGCTGTAATACACCGTCGTACCTGCCTTGTAAGCACCGTAACGCACCATTTCACCAATCAGGCCCATACGCTGGCCCGTCTGACGTTTGGCTTCATCAGGAATGATGTCGCCATCTTCATGCATGTCTGCCATCTGATCCGTCACGCAGTACAGCACCAGGTACTGCACCAGCGTGGCAGTAATATCAGTTGGGGTCAGCGTGTCAGCGGTCGGGGTCACACCTTCAACGGCTTGCTGACTGGATGCAAATGTGGCGACGTTGTTGGCGGTAATCCATTGATTATCCACACCACCATACGGCAGCCAACGACGGAACTTCACGTTATTCGATTTGTTTTTGGGGATGACTTTATCTTTGTCAGTACCGACCAAAGACAAGACTTCTACGGGTGCGGCATGTGAAAGGATTTCACCCTTCAGCGTGCCCACCCGCTGGGTTACATTGCTGTAGCTTGCTACTGGCATGATTTACTCCGTTTATGTTCGCTGGCGGCGTGCCTGAAAGGCTTTGTCCGCTGCTGATTGTTCAGATTCAACCCCTCGCGCCGCTACCTGCCCTGCAGGCTGGACGGCGTTTGCAAGTCGCGATTTATTTTGCTGCTGCTTTTTAATAGATTCGGCTTTTGCATCCTGAAAAGCCTTGATCGAGGAACCAATCTCGAAAGCATTGTTTGAATTGTTGACCTTGGCCTGATATGCGGGCGGCTGTGCGGCAAGCCACTTTCTGTAATCAGTTTGAGGGATATTGCCATTGGCATCTGGGACGCCAATAACCTTTTCCCAGCCAGGGTTCAGCCCATGCAGCAATTCAACGTGCGTGTTGACGCGTTCGCTTGCGGATACCTCCATTGCAGCCTTTTTAGCCAGATCAATATAATATTCCGGTGTAGGTGCTGTCGTGGATGGTCCTGCATTGCGTACTTTAGCGAGTGCTTTATTCAGCGCTGCTTTGGTAAGATCGGCAAATTCAGGCGAAACTGCCTTCAAATCTGCCAAGTCTTCGTCGTCAATTGTTACGGGTATCGACTCGCCTTTTTGGGCATTCTGGAGCATCAATTGCTGCAAGGCAGCGTTCAATTTCCCATTGTTCCCAGCAATGCTGTCGATTTGCTTTCGATATTTCGGGATTTCTCCCAGCAACTCGGCAATCTGCTTTTCTGTCATACCGGCCAGGAAAGCTTTTTCTGCTACCGTCGCAGCAGTTGCTTGTTCTGGTTCAGCTTTGACTTCTGGCTTTGCCTGGACTGGCTCAGGGCGTGTCTGTTCGCCACTACGCGCACTTTTGAAGGCAGCAGCCGCAGCCGTAGCTTCATCGTTTTGCGTAGCAGCTTGAGCAACGTCTGAGGCTCCAGCCTGTTCCTGTTCTACTTTCTCGATTTCTCCGCTCATTTTTTTGAATCTCCAAAAAACAAAACCTGCACAAGGCAGGCTGATACGACTATGCAGGGCAAAGATTACTCTTCGTGGTCTGCTGATGGTTCCGGTAAGTCATTTTCGACCCCCAGGCTTAAAACATACTGTATTGATGCAATGCGACCGCGTAACTTTGCCGTAGATTCCGGCGAAAGTTCGTTATCGTTCGAGCATCTGTGTTCGTTCAACTTGTCTTCAAGGTGTTCACTCAAGCGCTTCCATAGGCCAGTGTGAACTTCATCTTTCGTCAATTTAAAATCAGGTTCATTCATGGTGTGTTTGGCGTGCTTATTTCATCGCGTATCAGGCTCGTAGCATGCTTGTGCGCATCAAGAGATCGGTTTTTATCACCTTCATTTTGAGCCAGCTCAATTTCAGCGGCTACAAGTTGTTGCTTGGTCTGATTATCCATTGCTGACTTAGCAAGCTGCGCTTTAACTTGGTCTAGATTAAGTTGATGTTTATTTGCATATTCCAGTAATGCAAGTTCTTTTTGTAATTGCATTTTTTGCAATTCAAATTGCCCATTTTGTTGAGCAACCATCAATTCTTTATCAGCCCTAGCTTCTTCAGCGTGTGAGCGCGATTGCTCGACCATCAACGATGTCTGTGCACGAATACGCTCACGCTCGATTTGTGCTGTTGCCGCTGCCATATGTGGCGTTGCAGCTCCTGACTGAAGATTTTGCTGCTCTTGCGCCGATTCGTTTGCAATCCGCTGCATTTCGTTCTGCGCTTCCAAGTTCGTAAGATTGGCCTGAACCTGGCCTTGTGCCTGGACACGTTGCACACCAGCTGCTGCTTGAATCTTGGCTGCTGTGATGCGCGGGTCTTCTGGCGGCGGCCTGCTTGCCATTTCTTTCTTCTTCTCGTCACTCAGTTTCAGGCGCTGCGGGTTAATACGCTTGGATTTTAGTAGCTCTTCCATGAACAATTCAGGATCCAGTCCAAATGCCGGATTGGTGGCAAAAGCGGCAATCTGCACCAAAAACTGATCCTGAGCTGCTCTTTCCATCAATGCGCTGGAACCACGCGCATGGATGCTGAAATCGCCCTTTTCGCTATCGTCTTCACCATGGATCAGTAGATATTCATAATACCGGTTGATGTGAGGCTCTGTGATCGCGTCATCCAAGCGGCGCACAATGTCACGCGGTACGATGCTGGCGTTATTCATCAGCAATTGCATGCCGCCCACAGTTTCTGGTGCGGCCCCTTGCTGGCCCTGCATCATCATCGGCAAACCCGTAGCATCTTCAAACATCTTACTGAAGTATTGGATGATATTCATCAGCTCAGCCTGCATGCTGGGGACATTGAAAAACATCATGGCATGTGCCACTTGCTGGAGATCAGTATCACCCTTCATATACCATGTGTAAGGGTCTGGACCCTGTACGACTGCTTTGCGGTTGATCACCGTATGCGGCCTGGCAGAACGCCCGGCATTGTCCATCAGGTTACGCACTGCTGCGTTCAAGCCACGTTGCGCCGTGCGACCCTGGCGTGCTACACCATCACCTATCCACAAGCCGGATTTGCGCTGCCATACTGCCGCATCATATGTAAATTCTTCGCTGTCCAGATGTGAGATAGCAGCCTTGATCATGTGGTCATTGACCATTGTCACCACAGCGCGGATAGAGTCTCCGTGTTCGCCGTCTACTTCAATGCCAGCATCGTGCAAATCATCCCACTCAACAAGACCTTCGAAGTACCAGATCTCGTATAAGTCGGATTCAGACTGTTTCTCTGCTGCACTCTTGCGTGCGCCATTTGTGGCATTAATCGGACCTTCTTCCAGGCATAAGACAATTTGCGAATCAATATAGCTGTCCAGCTTGCGTAAATCTTGCAATTTGCTGCGCGTGATAAAATCTTGCTCAAATACAAAACTCCCATCGTTGATATCTTCGCCGCAGGCCGGATCAGGGTAAAAACGCCATGGGTCCACACGTTTTGACGCTGGGATGAGCGTTTCTTGCATCTCAATTGCGTAGCCAGAATCCGTTTTAACCACGGCTTTTGTGGTCTTTGGCTTAGGAAATGGGCCTTTCATGATGCCCACACCGATACGCGCCATATCCTTGATGACTTTGCGCATTTCTGCGTTATAGGCGCACGCTGTCAGCCAGTCATCGATACGGGTGCGGGCTTTTTGCCAGGCTTCAGTGGCCTTATCTATTTCTTGCTGGGCCAGATCACCAACAGTTTGCGGCTGGGCTGGTGCGCCAGGTGCTGGAGGCATTCCCGGCATGCCAGGCGGCATAGCACCAGGCTGGCTTGGCATCTGCGGCATTGCCTGTTGTGGTTGCATTGCTTGCTGAGGCATTGGTGCGGCTGTTGGCATTGGCTGACCAGCGCCAAACATAGCCTTAATTCTGGCCATAATGCCAGCATCAGGACGTTGGCCAGCAGTCATTTCCTTGGCCGCCTGAATTAACGGCGTCATATCGTTGGCCTGCTTGACCAGGTCCGGCACCGGTGTCGGCTCGCCATCCCAGTTACGGTCATCAGTCGGCAGATACAAGTCAGCAATTAGGGCCGATGCCATGTCCACATATGGACGCGTCATCGGGACAAAAACTGTACTGCGCGTTGGTCTAGCTTCCGGTGCACGGGTCGCACCTGTGCCAGTACCGCCAAAGTCGTATGGCTTGATGCGGGCCGAGGTCGTGCGGTTAGCATCGTCTATCGCTTCGTAATGGTCTTCATCTTCTTGCCATTGCTCCTCAATGCCCATCTGCTTGCGGGCTTCGATAGCCGTCTTACGCATCGCAACAATGGTCTTGCTGAATGTCTCAATGCGTAGAATGCGGGCATCATGATCCGCTTTCTGCTCGGGCGTAAGCTCTTCTATAT